CAAATACCTATATTTATAGCAATTTTATATTTTTTATTTCAATTACCAATAGTGAATACTATGTTATTACAATATTTTTCATTTTTAGCAATATATAGTGTAGATGGTAACTTCAATTTTATAGGATTATTATTAAAAAGTATGTTATTTGGTATTATTTATTATATATTAAATCAATCAATAAATTTATTAAGTGATATTTAATATAAAGAAATACTAATATAATAGATTAGTGCCTCTGTAGCTCAGTGGTAGAGCGCTAGCCTTGTAAGCTAGCGGTCGTGGGTTCGATTCCCATCGGAGGCTTTTATAAATTATATTTTAAGAAATATAATTTATTATAAATTAAATAATTTATTAATTATTGGTGTTTTTTTCATTGTTTTACTTTTCGTATTCGGTTTTGTATTTGTTTTAGTTTTAGTTTGTAAAACTTTTGAATTTTTTTTTAGTACGATTTCACTATTTTCATTTATAATACTATTTTTATTAACAAGTGTCTTATTATCTATTTTAAAAGGAACATAATTTAAAAACCAGGTTTCATACTCTTTACTATCTTTATTATGTTTCAATTTTTTAAATTGTTCTGTTTTCTGACTTCGCATGTCAATTAGTGTTTTTTGATAACCATAACAATCCATAGAATAACGTTTTAAAAGACCTTTTGTTTCTAGTTTATTTTTTTCAGACAGATCAAATAAAAATTTACTCATGCATAATAAACGATCTTTATCAAAATGTTTTTCACTGACATACATAAATGCTAAGTAAAAAGACAATATAGTATCAATAGTAGCAATATTAACTAATTGTGGACCCATTTTAATTTTATTATAATTATGACATGCGATAGGTTTATAAACATACAATACTGGTGTTTTATTTACTAATATTTCAATATGTTCTGGTATTAATTCACCTATAGGTTTATAATTATTAATTTTAATATTTTTATAGTCATGTGATTCTAATTGTTCAGTTATAATTAAAGATATTTTATCAAAATCTTCATTTATAACATCAAAACAAACATTATTTGATGAATTTTGCTTATCTGCTTTTTTGTATAAATTATAAGCGTAACCACCGAAAAAAATAACGTTTTGATTAATTAATGTATTGCATATAATATTATATAATTTATCATCAATTTGTTTATTTGTCTTCTTTTTATTACACGCTGTAATTGGATAATGATAATTCAATAAATTTAATCTGTTATGTACTTTTTCCCACCTTGATACATCACCTTCAGGACGAGATAATTCTAAATACATTCCCATTCTTAAAAAATTGGGTGGGCAATAATGTATACCAGCAATTTTTATTGATTCAGATAATATGTTATTGTAAATTTCTTTCTCTAGAAACGTAATATCTGCTATAGGAATAAAATTAACAAATACTTTGAATGTTCCTTTATGTACACCAGATTTTGCTTCAACATCTTTATATCCTGATTGATAGTATATATTTGCTAATTCTTTCGCGTCATCTAGAGCATTATATGAATAGAAATCATAATCTGGTATTTCAATATCTTTTTTATAAAATTGGGCGTATTGGGGTAAAATATTATTAATAGCAGTTCCACCGTAACATATTAATTTTTTATTTATAATAAATTTTTCTACTATGTCTAACATTTTTTGAACATCAGGATTGTTTACTTGTTTTTTACCCTTTATATTAGTAGTTTCTTTAATAGCATACTGTAAAATCGTATTTTCACAATCCTCAAATGTCATTTTATTATTGCATAATTTTGATGGATATTTATTTTTCATAATATATATTATAATATTATAAAAATTAATCACTATCTAATTCTTTTAATTTTTTAAAATAGGAAAGAGCTACACCTAAAGGTATAAAAGAAGCATAATTATCATTAAAGAACTCTTCATAATTATTAAGTTGTAAGTCATTTTTATAAAAACAAAATGGACTTATTTGAACCCCATATTTGAGTATTAAATCACTTAAATTAGGATTTTTTATATTATCATTAAATGTATCAGGAACAACTAATTTCATATGATTAACATTAGTATTAATATTATCATTATTAATTAAGATAGAAATGCTTTCTTGCTCAAATATTTCATTATATTTAAAAATATTTAATAGTTCTCCTCCACTTTCTAAATTTACAAAATGTTTTAATTTAATGCACTTTTTATCTGGATCATTACAATCATTGAAATCTTTATAATTTCTATGAATTGTTTTATCAACAGATAATATAATTTTGCCTTTTACATCTTTCATTAACGTATCATTATGAATTTTACCATCAAATAATTTTGATTTTAAATGATAATCTATAGATTTAGCTACACTGGCATATACATTACTATCATTTGATTTTATTCTTAAATTAATAATTAATGGATCTGATCTATTAGGTGATGTAAAAGAAAAAGCATTAGAATTAATAGTAATAAAAATATCATCGAGTAATATATAATTTTCACTTTTTATTGTACCGAATGTAGAATCATTTGAACAAGCAACCACGGGTATAAAAACATCATTTTCTTTTAAATAAAAAACTTCAAAATCTAAATAACGACAACCACGAGATAATACATATTTTAACATGTCTAAATTCATGTAAGTACCTGTAAAAGCACAATTATAAGCACTTTTAATTACCATCTGTGATAATTTAATATTATCATGATTGGAATTTTGTACTGATGTTGTAATATCTGAATTAGATACTACTTCATATTCATTATCTTTTGTATCAAATACAAACGTTTCTTTATTACTAAAGATTTCAGATAATTTAATATAATTTTTATAAAAACGATAACAAATAATGAGAACTAATAATAATATTAATATTAACAGTATTTTTTTATAAATATCCATCTTTTATATATTCTATATATAAATAATATATAAAGTATTCTCTTAGTAATATATAAAAAAAAATATAATTATATATTAAATAAATATGGCTGGTGGATTACTAAATATAATATCAACAGGTTCTAATAATATATTTTTAACAGGAAACCCTAGTAAAACATTTTTTAAAGTTGCTTATTCAAAATATACTAATTTTGGATTACAAAAATTTAGAATAGATTATAATGGTTTAAGAGAATTACGAGCAAATGAACCATCTACTTTTAAATTTAAAATTCCTCGTTATGCGGAATTATTAATGGATACCTATTTAGTTGTATCTATTCCGGATATTTGGAGTCCTATTTATCCACCTGTAGATTCTAATAATAATCAATGGATACCGTATGATTTTAAATGGATAGAAAAATTAGGTACTCATATGATAAAAGAAATTGAAATTAATTGTGGAAGTTTAACATTACAAAAATATAGTGGTGAATACTTAGACGCTATGGTAGAAAGAGATTTTTCAAGTGAAAAAAAAGAATTATTTTATAAAATGACTGGTAACATAGATGAACTTAATAATCCTGCTTATGCTTATGGTCGTAGAAATGCTTATCCTAATGCTGGTTATACTACTAGTACATTAGGTGCTGAACCATCTATACGTGGAAGAAATTTATATATTCCTATTAATACATGGTTTACATTACACAGTCAATGCGCTTTTCCATTAATTGCTTTACAATATAACGAATTAGAAATATCGGTAACATTAAGACCTATAAGAGAATTATTTACTGTACGTGATGTATTAGATATTGATAATAGTTTTCCTTATATACAACCGGATTTTAATACTGAGCACTTGCAAATGTATCATTATTTACAAACTCCTCCTTCTCCAGGGTTAAATAATTATACAAATACATTTAATACTTGGAATGCTGATGTACATCTATTAGCAACTTATTGTTTTTTGTCTAAAGAAGAAACTAAATTATTTACATCTCAAGATCAAGTATACGTAATAAAAGATGTATTTGAATATAAATTTCAAAATCTTACTGGTTCAAAACGTATACAATTAAATTCTAATGGTATGGTTGCTAATTGGATGTGGTATTTGCAAAGAAACGATGCTAATTTACGTAATGAATGGAGCAATTATACCAATTGGCCATATAAAAATTTACCCTCAAATGTTATTGTAGCAACAAATACACCATTTGATCCTCCATATGATACATTTTCACATGGTTACGGTGTTCATCCTGGTAATATACAAAACTCAGGTATAACTATTACAGGTGATTATCATAATGAAAATAAAAAAGAAATATTAGAATCTATGGGCATATTATTTAATGGTGAATATAGAGAAAATATTTTAACAAGAGGTGTATATGATTATATAGAAAAATATGTACGTACAGATGGTAATGGACAGGAAGGATTGTATTGTTATAATTTTGGTTTAAAAACGAGTCCTTTTGAATATCAACCATCTGGAGCGATCAATTTAAGCAAATTTAAAAAAATTGAATTAGAAGTTACTACTCATATTCCTTCTATTGACACTATTAGTTCTTCTTATAATATTATTTGTGGTGAAGATGGACAAATC